ATGACTTTAATCGGAGTAAAAATTGATAGACTATTTCTCAGAGATCTATTCATACTATTAGTTGGTGTAGGCCTTTATATTCTCTCTATTCAACTTTTTGTCGTTCCTAACGCGATGGCTAGCAATGGAATCGCAGGATTTTCAGTATTTATTCACTTTGTTTTCGGAATAAATCCAGCTTTGACTTTTTTTGCAGTCAATATTCCACTCTTTCTTTTGAGTTGGAAACTACTTGAGCAGCGGGAATTGTTACTGACCATTCCTGGAGCGTTGGCCATGAGCGGATGGATGATGATTTATGAAGCCATAGGAATTACTGGCTTTCAAATGGACTCATTGATTACTGTGGGAATTATAGACGGAATCCTCTCAGGAATTGGTGCAGGTTTAGTTGTTCTATCACAAGGAACATTTGGAGGCTCTATTCTACTTGCGCGACTTTTTGAAAACAAGTGGAAAGTGCAAATAGATAAAACGCTCTTTGGCATTGATATTATAGTTATGCTATTAGCAGTCGTGACTTATCTTGCCCTTCCTAATTTTTTCGTCACACTCTTATCTTGTTACATCTTCAGTAAAGTCACACGTCTCATCGGACGACCCTCATACCGCCAACAAATTTTACAAAAAGTTGGATTAATAAAAAATGAGTCAAACTGTTCTTGCACAACTAATGAATGTTCTTGCTCTAACTAACAAAAAAATCCCAGATTGGGACTACATTTTAAATTACATGAAAATAAGTGAATAATAAAACCGCTCTATTATGCGGTTTTTAACGTTTTATTTTCACTTTATTTTATGCACTCTCAAAAGTTTGGGGACAAATTAGGGTCAACTAGGGTCAGAGATTATCAAAAATTCCACGGATGACATCATTGTTTTCTTGTTCCATTTCTTTTAATTGATGTGTGTAAACTTTTAACGTGATATTCAAATTTTCATGACCTAATAATTTGGAAATAGTTAATAAATCTACACCTTTATAAATTAAATAGGATGCAAAGGAGTGTCTCAAGGAATGAGGGTGGACATTCCTTTGAGTAATTTTTTTAAGTGTTTTATTTAATTCTAAGTTGGTCAAATTATAAATTACTCTATTGTACTTGTTTTCGTTCCAATGTTCATTTTTATAGGTTTTGAGAAGTTTAATAGTTTTAGGAGATATAGGAATTTTGCGTTTTGAACTTTCGTTTTTTGTATCTGCAAAGCGATTGGTAAAACTGTAGTCCCAAGTTCTTTGAATGTAAATCTCCTTATTATCGAAATTGACATGATCCCATGTAAGGCCCAAAAGTTCTGCAAACCTCATTCCAGTTACTGCAGTTAAGTAACAAGCGAAATAGCTAGTTATTTCTATGTTTTTTTCAGTGATTTCTAGGAGCTTTAGATATTCATCGGCATGCAAATATTTTTCTTCAACTGGACGGGCTGCTAATTTTGATTTAGCTTTTGTAAAGTCAGCAAAGTTTTCGCTAATAAGTTTTTCATGAACGGCAATTTTCATGGCTGCTTTCATTTGGTGAAAGAACTTATCCATTGACTCTTGGCGATAAATTAATCCCATTTTATTTAGCACAGATTGATAAAAAGTAGGGGTAATTTCAGCGATTGGTTTATCTTTTATATATTTATCAATTAATTTTAGAGTACGTTTATATGTTCTCCATGTGGCTTCTGATACATGAGGTTTTTTGTAAACCGTAGCCCAATGTTCAAAAAAATCATAGAGAGAAATATCATTGTCAAATTCTGAATGGTTATTTAATCGTTTCTTTGCTTCATCCGCTGCAGCTTCGGCTTCTTTTTTTGTTTTGTAACCACCTTTTTCAAACTTTTTATATTCTCCATTATTATCTTTATATGAAAGTCTGAATTGCCATGTCTTACCACGTTTCCTAAAATTTGCCATGATTTGATTTTTACTCACTTTCCTGCTAAAATTGAGTACAGTAAAACAGCTTTTTTAAAAAGCTTTTCTACTGTATTTGATATTTAATCCACCCTCGTCCGGCCAAAGATAGGGTGGATTTTTTGTTTATTAAGAATTAAATTTAGATTTGCTTGTAATTTGACCTGTGGCTTTATCATATTGGATAGTGATGCTTTGAGTTTCACCTTTAAGCCATGAGATAGAAGTCCAGTTTACTGTAACTATAGTTTGATTACCTATGCTTGATTCTGAAGTAGTATCTGGTTTACCAACTTTTGCTTCAATTTCAGCATAAGGAGTACCACCAGAGTAAGACATAGTCCCATCATCGTTGATGTTGGTTTGTGCAGATGTAATAGAATCATAAATCTCTTGTGTCCATCCTGATTTTGGTTTTTCAGAAGAACTAGAAGAAGCTTTAGCTTGGCTAGTAGATTTAGATGTTGCAGTAGACTTAGAATCTGATGAATCTTTATCTTTGTCTTTCCCGCCTCCTCCAAGTGCGCTACCGATAACCGCAACCACGATTACTACAACAACCCAAAACCAAATTCTTTTATAAATTGGTTTTTTAGCTTTAGGAGTTTTTCCATTTTTCATAATTTTATACTTCCTAACCTAGCTTTTAACGAGATTCGAGATATTGCTCGTAGTTTTTTTATTTGAATAAATTCCACAATGAAAATGAGGTCTTTTTATACACTTTATTATAAGCAGCTTTTTTCGGATTTTTTACCCAACCTATGCCCTTTTTTCCATATCCAGGAATAAGGGCTTTTTTTACTTTACGCTTATATTTTGTAGTTGTTCTAGCTTTTAAGCTTTTTGTAATGCTAGGCTTTCTCATTCCAAATTTCATAAATTACCTCTTTAAATTACCCTTTGGGAATTAAATTTTGAGTTTAAATCCAAAAGTGTACTCATAACTAATGATTCCCATTTGTGGTCGATATGACATGCATCCATTATACTATAAACGTTCCAACTTTCTGGTTCATCATCGGTGCTATCTAAATAATGAGTTACTTGATATTGAACCTCTTCTTTATCCCATGATTTTATTTTTGATTTTAAAACGATAATTTTAGTTAGTTTTTCTGGGCAACCAGTAACTTCAATGAATTGGTATAATTCCTCAGTAGTTCCTCCTTGTTGTTCAAAGAAATTCCAAAGTTTTAAAATAGCTTCAGTATTTGCTCGTTTTTCTTGCGGAGATGTAGAATCATATTCATCGAAACGATGTATATCACAATTTATAATATGAATAAGTTCATGTGTGAGTTTAAAAGGTGTTGCGATTTGCGGATTGTAAATTGTTATCTTTTTTCTATTATTGGTAATAGCATCAATTGGGAAAGAATTGTCCCCTATAACATCAATTCCATGATTTTCTATTTCTATAATAGTCTGCTCTATAATTTCCTGTTTAAGCATAGAGCCTCCTTACTAGTCTTCTAAACGTTTTCCGAGAATTAACTTCATTGCATTTTTTACTTCATCAGACAATGGTTTTCCATCAAACGAAACCCATTCGTCCCAGTTTACTTTATTATCATCAACAAAATCCGCCAAGTCAACAGGTTCTTTCTTTCTTTGATTATCATCCAAACCAAGTAGAAAATCAACTGAAACGTTGAAATATTTCGCAACGTCTTTAACTTTATTTATACCAGGGTTTTTCTTTCCCCATTGTCTAATTGTTCCATTGGCAAATCCTAATTTTTCTTCAACTTGCCTAATTGATACATTTTTTTGAGAAGCAAGTTCTTTTATTTTTTCATATAAATCCATTTATATCAGCCTTTCACAGATGATACAAAAAATATTTGTAGAAAAAAGATACTTTTGTATTGACAATATAGTATCAATAGTCTATAATAGTTTTTGTAAAGAATGTTTATAAAAAGTTTAAAGAAAACCTAAATAAATACTAATGAACAACGCCGCCAAGCAAGTTTTATAAAGTGTTTTATAGGCTCTTTAACTATGCTTTTATTGTAGTTTATTGATACTCAAATGTCAAGCAGAAACATATATATTTTATAAACTTTCTTTAATTTTTTTATAAAAGTCAAGAAAGGAGCACCATGGCACAAGAAAAATTGGAACAGCTGCGAAATGCTGTTAATGAGCTTAAAGATAGGAAAGGCTACACGAACTCTTGGTTATCAGAGATTGCCTCTAAAAAAGGCAATAAGATCCCAGACAGTCGAATGTCGAATATCCTTAGCGGAAAAGAAAGTGGGGGAACCGCTTTTGAAGTATTGTCAGATATTGCCTTTTATTACCGTTTAAAACTAGTTTAGAAAGGAAAATTCATGCAAAGAAAAAATCTAAAAAATGATACTGACTATCCGTTAATTATGACCCGAGAATTAGCAGCTGAATTTATCGGAGTAAGTGGGAACACTTTTGATAAGTATTACCGCTATGAACATAATTTCCCAGTTGTGAAAAACGGAGATGTTGAAGAAGCTTTTCCACGGGACCCAATCATTAAGTGGATTGCGGATAATTGGCAATTATTGGAAAAAAGGAGAAAGAGATGAAAAACACAATTTTAACATCAAGAGAAGCAGATGCTGCGCTTCAAACTGCTCTAATCGATGGTGCAAAATGGATTATCACACGAACAAGCGACACAGTACTTTATCAAGGTAAGACAATGAACTTTACACCACTTAGAAGCGGTGGAGTATTGCTGGAGGTTTACTGATGGAAAAAGTAGTCACGCATTACGGAGAAACTATTCAGCAGCACAGTGTTGAGTGGTACAAAAAACAACTGTTAAAAGATTTTTCTGTTCAATTTATCAAAGACTCTTTATTGCCTCAGCTTTATGAATGGTCAAATGCTTATAAAGCAGCGGTTGAACTGACAAAATAAAAAAGCCCGCACTAGGAATGCGGACTAAGACGTGATACATCTTTATATATTTTTTATATCTAGATTATATCACGTTTCAACAAAAATAAGAAACGGAGAACATTAAATGACTGAAGAAAAAGAACCGTATAAAGTTAAAAATGATAGTGAACTGAACTGGGTACTTGGTAAATATAAAGAACATCAAATCCAATGTGACGAGTATGAAATTCAAGCTGAAGAATCAAGAAAAGCTATCGAAGAAAAATATAATGCCGAATTGTATGAAATTGAAATGCGCCGTTTAAAACTTCAAGCTGAAGAACAGAAAGAAATGGATTATTTCAAAGGACTGGCTGAACAATATTATTTAACTCTTGAGACGAAAAGTCCTAAGAAAACAATCAATGGTAGTGTTCGATTTTCAAAAAAAGAAAATGTTTCTTATGACGATAATTTGCTTTCAGAGCTTAAAGAAAAAGGGTTCGACAAATTCATTTCTGTTAAGACTAAAACGACTGAGAGCGTCAATAAAAAGGCGCTAAAAGCATTTGTAAAAGATGGCGGTCAGCTCGTGTCAGAAGATGGAGAAATTGTTGAAGGATTCAAGTTTGATAAAACAGAAGAATTTACAGTGAAAGTTTGAGGTTTAGATAATGAAAATAACTAAAGCAACCGAATTAGAAAAAGGAAGTAATTTTTCAGCCCTTATCTATGCGCCTCCTGGAACTGGTAAGACAACAACCATTAAATATTTACCTGGCAGAACGTTAGTAATTGATGTGGATCGCACAACAAATGTTTTATCAGGAGAAGAAAACATCGATATTGTTTACGCAGATATTAATAATGTTGAAGTTGGTTTTGCAAAAATGCTTGAGGAAATTCATGATGAACACATTCAAAATTATGACAATATTGTCATTGATAATCTATCGGAGCTAGAACAAGCGTGGCTTGGGGAGAAAGCTAAAAAGAGCAAAACTAAAGATGGAAGAATGATGGGAATACCTGAAATGGGAGATTATAATAAATTTTCTTTCTACCTCCGAAATCTTATCCGATATGTCAATTCTTGGCCGAATGTGAATAAAGTTTATACGGCTTGGGAAACTACTCGTGAAATTAAACTTCCTACGGGGCAACTTTATGATCAAGCTATTCCTCAAATACGAGAAAAGATAATTACCAATGTTATGGGGTTAGTAAATATGGTTGGTAGATTAGTAATCAATGAAGAAACGGGCAATCGAGGTTTTATTCTTACACCATCTAATGCTACATTTGCTAAAAATCAGCTTTCGGATGCAAAGTTTGCCAAGCAAGAAGAAATTTGGCAGTTTAAGTCAGAAGTAAAGGAAACACCAGATGAAACTACGTGATTATCAAGAAGAATTAGTTGAATCAATTAAAAGCTCATTCTTAAAAGGTAATCGCTCAATCATTGTGCAAAGTCCACCACGATCTGGAAAAACAGTTGTGATGGCTGATATTTCCAAAGGTGCTACTGACAAGAAAAATCATGTCCTATTCTTTAGTCACCGAAAAGAAATTAATGATCAGGTTGTTAAAACTTTTGAATTAAATCAAGTCAATATGGAATATGTCACGGTTGGAAGTGTTCAGTCATTAGTTGGGAAAATTGATGAACTTCCACCGCCTGATATTATTCTGGTAGATGAAGCACACCATATCAAAGCAAATAGTTATAAAAAAATACTGGAAGCTTTCCCTAATGCCTTAAAACTATTCTTTACTGGAACGCCTATTCGTTTGAATGGTCAAGGATTTGAAGATATGGCTGATGACTTAATAACAGGAAAGTCTATCAAGTGGCTGCAAGAGCACGGAAATATTGCTCCCTTTAAATATTATGCCCCAAATATCATTGATACTTCACAACTAAAGAAAACAAGCGGCGATTTTACACAAAAGTCAATAGATGAAGCATTTAAAAGAGCGATTTATGGAGACGTTATTGCTCACTACAATAAACTATCCAAGGGTAAACAGGCCATCTGTTACGCTCACAATGTAGCAACAGCACAACATATTTCAGAAGAATTTAATCAAGCTGGGATAACTGCAGAAGTGGTTCATGGTAAAACTCATAAAACTGAACGTGAAGCTATCATGAATAAATTTAGAGCTGGTGAAATATTAGTTCTGATTAACGTTGAATTATTTACTGAAGGAGTTGATTTACCAGATGTGACAACTTGCATTATGCTAAGACCGACTCAATCACTCAGCTTATTCTTACAATTTGCAATGAGGCCATTAAATCCTAAACCTGGTAAAACAGCGATTCTGATTGACCACGTTGGAAATTATACAAGACACGGGCTACCCAATGAGGATAGAGAGTGGACGCTCAGCGGTATCTCCAAAAAACGTTCTGAGTATAACACAAAAGGCGAATTGACAATCAAACAATGTGAAATGTGTTTCGGATGTTTTGATAGTTCAAATACACGGACTTGTCCATACTGTGGTCATGAGCCGGAATTAACTGAGCGAGAGCTTGAAAATATCAAAGAAATTGAGCTTCAAGAAATAACAGAGGCTAAAGTTCAAAAACTTAAAAAACGAGTTTCTACATATATCAGTGCTGATATGTGTGACAGTGTTGATGAACTCGTTGAATTCAAAAATCAACACGGATATAAAAACGGTTGGGTTTTCCAACAACAAAAAAAGAGAGGGTGGCTATAGCCACAAGGTAATAAAAAATGTTTGAAATCGATTATGAAAAAGCGTCAGAATTCGGAAATATTGTAGATGGTGTTTATGAAGTAACTATTGAGCACTCTATGGAGAAAACAACTCCAAATGGAGCTGATTATCTTGATATTCCACTTCGCATCCGTACTGATTTTGATCAGCCACATAAAAACAGTGTGATTTTCCATAAAATTTGGCAGAAAAAAGATACTGGGAAATACCCAGAAGGTTCTATTATGAATCTTGCGAAACAAGCAGGGATTCCAAACGGTACAAAATTTAAGAGCTTAGATGATTATCTTGGCATGCTTGAAGGAAAAGCTTTGAAAGTCACAGTTAAGAATGAAACAAGCGAATCAAATGGTAAGACTTACGAAAACTTGAATGTGAAGAAAATGGAAACTAGTATGCTTGCGGCTCAAAGCGCCCCTGAAATCAGCGACGACGCTCTGCCTTTCTAAATATGGAAAATATAATGCTTGAGACGGCCTTGCGTTACAAGAAACTCGGAATATCAATTATTCCAGTTTCTCGTGACAAAAAGCCAATGATAGAATTTGCAGATCGTGAGCCACTGACAGAAGATGAAATCAAAGCTTTTTGGAAACAGAATCCTACAGCAAATTTAGCCATGAAGTGCGATAAATTCGTTGTAGTAGACGTTGATATTCATAATGATATAAACGGCTATGAATCCATTCAACCGTTGTTAGATGAAGAATGGTGGAAACCTACCTTATCACAAACAACAGCAAGTGGTGGGAAACAATACTTTTTCTTGAAACGTGAAGATATGGCCGTGACTCAACGCATTGGATTTCTAAAAGGAGTTGACATCAAGGCCCACGAAAACAATTATGTTGTGATTCCACCTAGCGTTACGAGAAAAGGTCAGTATAAATGGGATAATCAGTTGCCAATTATTACTGCACCTAAAGAATTGATTCGTGAGATTATGAAAAATCGTGACAACTATACCCATTATGATTTTTCGGGATTTACAACTAGTGGAAGCAGCAAAACTGCTCAACTATTTGAAACAATTGTTCATGGTTTGGGAGATAGTGGCGGCAGAAATGATGCTTTAGCTCGATTTATAGGCGGTTTGTTTTTAAGAAACGTTGATTTTGATGTGGTTTATCAATTAGCTAAACAAGCTAATTTTGCCACAAGTGATCCATTAGAAGATAAAGAGTTTGAAAGGACTTTTGAAAGTATGTTTAAGAAGGAGATGAGGCGAAGAAATGGAATTCGAAGCGATGGAGGCTGAATATAATGAATCGAAGAAAATTGTCAGCTTTCCAACAAATGAAATTACAAGTCTCAGAGACCTGAGAAATAATTTCAAAAGATTTAGAGAGTTTTACCTTGAAGAAAACGACAAAGTAAAAAGTGTTCCGCCTTTAGTTGTTGCAACTAAGATGCAGGAACACATGACAATTGTAAAAATTAATGATCGTTTGGCTGTTTATAACATTGATAAAGGAATTTATGAAACACGAGCAGATTTCTTTCATAATGTGATTTTCTGGCTTGAACCTAGCTTTTCGGAAGCTAAATCAAATCAAGTTATCTTTCATCTAAAAAATATGGCGAAAGAAGTCGAAAGCACAGCAAGTCGTGATTTAGTTCCTGTAAAAAATGGCATCTATAATAAGAAAACAAAAAAATTAGAACCGTTTTCTAACCGATACGTTTTCACTTCAACAATTGAAACGGAATATATCGAAGAAATTGAAGCCCCTAATATCAATGGCTGGAATGTGGATGCCTGGTTACTTGATTTAATGAGCGGAGATGAAGAACTTGTCAAATTGTTATGGCAAGTCATCTCAGCAAGTTTAAATGGTAATTATTCTTATCGTAAGTCTATCTGGTTTGTTGGTGAAGGGAATGACGGTAAGGGAACATTACAACAATTAATTAGTAATTTAGTTGGTTTGCAAAATGTAGCGAGTTTGAAAATCAATCAATTTTCTGAACGGTTCACCCTTTCGATGATTGAAGGTAAGACTGTAATCATCGGAGATGATGTTCAAGCCGGATTATACATTGATGACAGTTCAAACTTTAATAGTGTAGTCACTGGTGAACCAGTATTTGTTGAAGAAAAAGGAAAACAACCCTACGTTTCGTTTTATAAAAAGACGGTCATTCAATCTACGAATGGATTGCCTAAAGTCAGAAATAAAACAAACGGAACTTATCGACGTTTCTTAATTATTCCTTTTAGAAAAACATTTTCAGCTAAGGACGATAATTGGGCAATCAAAGATGATTACATTTTCCGTGAAGAAGTCCTTCAATATGTTTTAAAAAAAGCAATTGAATTAAACTTTGAACGGTTTGACGAGCCTCAAGCAACAAAGGTGATGATGCAGGAGTTCAAAGAAAAGAACAACTCAATAATTGAATTTGTCAATGAGTGGTTTCCCCAATTTAAATCAAGTGTCTTACCTGTTCGTTTCTTATGGTGGCTCTATCAAGAGTGGTGTAGAGATTCGGGTTATACATCCTTAGCTAAAAGACAGTTTGATAATGATTTAAGTAAAAATATACCTGATAACTGGCAAAAGAAAAAAATTCGGCCTAAAGATGAGTTTTTACCTACAAATGATGTTCCGAATTATTATATTGGTTTCCGTTGGGATAGTGAAGATAAAGAAAAGCCTATATGGTGTTGGGAAACTGTTCCAACTGTTCCATAGTTGTTCCATTATTTAATAAGTCATGGAACAACTCAAAAACCTTGATATATCTATACTTATTATCTTTTTGTTCCATTGTTCCTTTAATAAATAAGAAATAGTAAATAAAAAGATAAATATATAAATAAAAAGGAGTGTGAAATTAATGGAACAAATGGAACAATGGTTCAAATGTTGGTATGACTGAATCGAAACTGTTCCAACTGTTCCATAACTTAACTTATGAAGTCAGAACATCAAGTCCAGTCAGAAATAATGCTTGCAGTATCGCAAGCTGGAAATAAAATATTTCGCAGTAATGTTGGGAAAGTACAAACGATTGACGGCCGTTGGTTTGATACAGGATTGCCAAAAGGTCATGCGGACTTGTACGGATTTCGCCCAGACGGTCAAGTATTTTATATTGAAGTAAAAAGTGAAACAGGTCGAGTAAGACCTGACCAAATCAATTTTTTAGAAACAATGCGTAAAAACGGCGCACTTGCAGGAATTGCTCGGAGCGTTGAAGATGCAATGAAAATAATTAACAGATAAATAATCATTAGGGTGTTGCAGCAAGGAACTTAATACAGTCGGTAGAGTAATGAAGCCCTCTTGGAGGTATAGCACCGACAGCCCTATTTATTTGATAGATACGAAAGAAAAAACAATGGCTAAAAAAAGAATGTTCTCAGGAGAAGTGGTAAGAAGTGATACCTTTTTAGATTTACCACAATCAAGTCAATTATTATATTTTCATTTCGGCATGATAGCTGATGATGATGGGATAGTCGCTAGTGTTGATAGGGAATTAAGATATCTAGGTTTTGGAAGCAAAGACGATTTGAGGCTTTTGATTGAGAAAAAATTAATCGATATCACCAATGATGGGAAATTAATCTTTATTATTGATTGGTTAAAAAATAATAACTTGCGATCTGATAGGTATTATAAGACTAACCACATCGAAGCACGTAAGGAATTAGAAACAAAAGGCTATGAATTTAAAGGGGAAAAGTTTGGTATGCGTCTTGGTATACCAAAAGCCAACCAATCCGCAGCCTCAGATATAGATATAGATATAGATAAAGAAATAGATAAAGATATAGAAGAAGAAAAAAATATTTTTCTTTCTGATTATTTAAAAACTTTTAATAAATTAGCTCCTAAAAACTTTAAACTCAGGGAAGCAATCAAAACAGAGTTCATTAAATTGCCTAATTTCCAAAAAGAACAAGCAGTGATCGGAGCTAAGAATTATTATCAATGGTATAAGCATGAGGTACCTAGTGATACGATAGGAGAATTTACGGTAAATGCTCTTAATTTTATCATTGGAAAAAAAGAAACTTTTGATGATTTTCAAACTTTACCTATAGCAAAAACAAAGAATAAAAAACCAGGGGGCTATGTTTGATTGATAACATGAATGAATCAATTGATCATTTTGAAAATTATAAAGTCAAAATTTTAAAAGAAGGCGTAGGAATCTGTGGGGTGCATCATTGCAATTTATGGCAAGCAGAAACAGAAGTCCTTTCTTATCCAGATGAATTAAAAAAAAGCATGCAAAGAGAGTACAAGCCGCATTTTTGCCCTATGTGTCGTAACGAAGTGAGAGATAGAAAATTAGTGGAGTTGGGAGCACTTCCTGAGTACGGGACTGATGTCTCTAAACCTCAAGAAATTGATTATTTTGAAAAACTAAGATTACAAAAAGGGATAGATTTAAAAAAAGACGTTATTGTCAAATACAATTACAGTGATGAATTAAGTGTAGTGGCTGCTGATAACTTTGTCGATTGGATCATTGATAATTTAGCGCAAACTGTAAAAGTTAAAAATATTAGGCCTGATAAATATACCGAACAACGTCGTAACCGTTATATGAGTGACGAAGAAAAACAAAAATTTTTAAAATTAAAATTTGACATTGAAACCGCAGATATTTTAATTCTAAATTCATTAGCTGACTTTGCTGACAAAGAACTCGAAGATGTCAATGCGATGTTATTAAGCACAAAAGATACATGCGCAATTATAATCCTAACTATTCCAGAAAGTGATTACAGAATGGAACAATTACCGATAAGGTTAAGGAATAGATTCAAAAGATCACAAGTAATGGACATATCAAGCATAGGAGCAAAAAGATGAAAACAATAATCATTGATCAGTGGGAAAACGAACATTACCCACTCGGAAGAATTAAAAAGCAGAAGCTGGCAGAGAAATCTGAGCATGAGATTATTTTTATCCTTAATCGCATGGCTCAGATGCCTGCAATTGTTAGATTTGGAGAAGCGAGTGAAGTTTGAATTTGAATTGGATAAAATGCCAACTACCCAGCAACAAAAAGGCATTAAAAAAGAGAATGGTATACTTCAATTCTATGACCGTAGAGGGACAAAAAACTACAGTCTTAAAGCTCAACTCATGAAAAATAAACCGAAAGAGTGCTTTGAAAAAAACGTTCCTTTGAAGCTATCCGTTACTTTTTTCTACGCTATCAAGCAAAAAAAGCGTTGGTGGCAATGGAAAACAAGCAGACCTGACTTAGACAATCTTATGAAGAACTTACAAGATTATATGACTAAGTTGCGTTATTACAGTGACGACAGCCAGATTGTATGGCTTGAAGCTAAAAAGGTTAATGACGAGAAAAACAGAATAGAAATTGAAATTACAGAGGTGTAAATAAATGGTCGAAAAAACATATGATTTAAAAAATGAAATTGAAGCACGACAACTTTTTGACTTACAAGCTGAAAAAATTAAGAATCTCAAAAAAGAGCTTGACGATTGTATCCAAACTTTAATTGAAGCAAGTGTAGCAGCAAATATCACTCAAGATATTGTTGTGGGAAACCTTGTAGACAGAAAGCTTGCGGACCTAGCTAAAACCCATAAACTTGCAGTTGATTATATCGAAAAAGTGACTGGAAAGAATATTGATGTTGTATTAGCTGATAATGCTGCTTTAGAAGAAGCTGAAGGAGATTTATGATTAAAACAAATTTTATCACTTTGAAAAAGCTGTATGGATTGGCAAGAAATAATAATTTCAACGTTAACCACAAAGAATTGTCTGTGAAAATCAGCGGTCGAACTAAACACAATCACGAACTTTCTCAGCTTTATTTAGATATTTGCAATAAATACAACCATTCAAAGCAAATGAAGTGGGGAGAGTTATACAAAATACTTGAAGAATTGATTCAAGGTTTAGCAATTGAACTTTAATAGCTCTAATTCATGAAAATTACGGTTACATTGAGCGCTTAAACCATTTCATGGATAATTTACCACGAACTAGCTAAAAGCGCTTAGAAGCTAAAATATGAGGTAGTAATATGTTCAGCAAAAATGAAATAAGGCGTGGAGATAAAATATGCTTCCGCGACACAAAATTCTTAAAAGTTATCGAAGTTACTGACAAATACATAACGGTTGAAAAAGACCAGTTCACTAAAAAATCAGTTAAGCGTGATGATTTTAGAATTGTAAAAATAAATGGAAGATACCATGCATGTGAACTCTTTGACAGAGTTGTGAAGTGAGGGATGAGATGAAATGCGATAAATGTGGCAACGAAATAGATTGTGATTGCATGGGATGCCATGAGTGTGAACCTGAACTTACATGCGAAACTTGCGGATTTTGCCACATTGACGGTTGGGAAGCTGGGGCATGTTGGAGTTTAGCCAATGACCCTGATTATGACCCATTCGATATTTAAAGGAGCAGCTAGATGATACCAAAATTAAGAGCTTGGGATAAACAAGATGAGCGTATGAGTTATGGAGAGGTTGAATATTTCGACGATAGCATTAATTATCGTTTTGACCATTTCTGTACTGGTGCTGATGAAGACGTTGAATTTATGCAGTCAACAGGATTAAAAGATAAAAATGGCGTTGAAATTTATGAAGGGGATATAGTTAACGTAGATCGCACATTTAGAAATCCAATGACTGGTTCTGGTACGCTAACTTTAAACAAAAACTTCGAAGTAATTTTCATAAATGGAATGTTTACTAGAGAGGAGTCAATAATGGGGATTGGCAAAGACTTGAAAACCCTTACGGTAGTAGGAAATGTGTACGAAAATCATGAATTATTAAGAGAGGACACGAAAAATGACTAAGTTTGAAAAAGAATTAAGTAGTTTACCAGTTTCGAAAAGTACAAATTATGCAGAGTACTGGAATAAAGCTCAACTACTAACGGTATTCAAAGATTGGCAACCACAGCAAGCCCTGCCAGTCGTGCCTGATTTCATCGGTAAGTTAATCAATACCTTTGGCGCCCCTGAAGATGGCAAGTATATTAACTATTCAGCAAGCTATCTTGAAAATCAAAAGGAATTAGATTGGATTGATAATCATCAAAAAACGTGGTTAACTGCTCTGCTCATTGGTTTCACGGTCGAAAAACCGCAGCTGTTCTATTTGAGAGATGAGTTAACCGGACAATTCCTTGCAAAGGATAATCGGTTTAAAGACAAGGATAGATACTTTTTTTGGACTGGAGAAGACCCACTTACGCATTCTATTGGCACAGCGTGGAAATTAACCTTCACCCAGCAAGAAATCGACAGCATGCAAACTGGGAGCTATGAACAGATTGAGGTGGAAAAATGAGCGAGAAAAAATATTACATTCTTGAAAAACTTGCAAGATATTTCAAATTAACAAAAATGCCAAATGGCGAGTTTATGTTTATGGAAGATGATTATGTGTTTGATGTTCCAAATTCACAGAATCAATTCACTAAAAAAGAGATTGCTGAAATTAAAAATGGGATGTTTTATAAAACATTAAATCAAAAATCATTTACTGCTCCAACAGTAATTGCTGAAGATTGGATTTGGTCTGATGAATTGCAAGCCTATGAATGGAAAAATCCTTTTATTGAGCTTGTGCCTGTGGAGGACGGAGAATGAAAAGACAATTTAAAAAACTAGATGGAAATGCGACTATTCCAGAACGAGCGACAGAACATAGCGCAGGATATGACATTTCCGCAAGTGAAACAGTTACGATTCAACCTGATGAAATTAAAATGGTAAGCACAGGGCTAGCTGTTCAACTTGGAGATGATGAAGTATTGAAATTATACGACCGTTCAAGTAATCCAGTTAAGCGTGGCATTGCATTGATTAATTCAGTAGGAATTATCGATTCAGATTACTATCCGCAAGAATTTAAAGGCTTATTTATGAACATCTCAAAAGAGCCTGTAACCATTTCTAAAGGTCAAAGAATAATGCAAGGGGTATTTGTCAAATACCTTACAACAGACGATGACAACGCAAACGGAAAGCGAACAGGCGGTTTTGGTAGCACTGGGGAGTTGTGATGGACAATAAAAGAATTTCTGAAATCGTTGAAGAAGAAATGATAAAGCAAGATGCAAACAGATATCGTGATATGAGGAAAATTCTCACGATTCCGAAAAGCATTGCGGATGAGTTGGACAGTGTTTTTGCTGGCGTTGATGCAACAGATATTGGTTATGTGCTAGATCAAACTGGACCTTACGGTTCGAGAGCTTTCGATGATTACTACTTTAAAAATAAAAATATCATTGCTTTATACCTCGCAGGCAAAGCCCTCGGAGTTGATTTAGTGAAAGTGGGGGAGGGATGATTGAATACGCAATATATAAAGGCGAAAAATTTATAGCAGAAGGAACAGCTGACGAACTTGCTAAATTACTAAATGTTAAACCTACGACTATTAAATGGTGGTCAAGACCGGTTAATTCAAGGCGCGATAAAGGTAATAGGAAGATAGCAGTTAAGTTATGACCGACAAACTAATATCGCTGGTCAATAACTGGTGGCGAGGGGATTTGAATGAATAATGAATTGCAAGAATTATTAATACAAATCATAAAAGCAGCAATGATTGCTATTCCAATTTGGGGACTTATTATCATGGCTTTTATCATATTCATTTTCAAAAATGATATTAAAAAATGGTGGAGGAATAGAAAATGAAACTAATGTGTAAGCTGTCCGGGCATAAGTGGTCGAAATGGAGAGCTAATTTATTTAGCACTCACGAGGAACGATTTTGTCGGCGTTGCTATATCAGAGATAAACGCTTAAACCGCTCAGACCTTGATGAGTCGGAGAACGTGTTCCCTGAAAAATGGCTTGATAAACATATGGATTGAGGTGGAAAGTGCATAAAAAAAATAAGAGATTACTTGACAAAATTTATTATATTCTTAGTTGTTTTCATGACTACTTCTAATATGATTAGTATGTTTTTTAAAAATGCAACAACTAGCGAATGGATTTTAACTATTGTTATTTCTTTAATCGCAGCATATCAAAATATGGATTGAGGTGGAGATGAAAAAATTTAGATTAATAAGTAACTCGTTTTTGAAAGAAGATGGACAACTTCATTCAAGACAACAGTTTGTTGAAGCCAATAGTTTAGCTGATGTTATTGAATATATCGAAAGCAACGCAGGTTGGTACACTGATATCAACGTAGCTTTCAAAGTCGCTTATATCGAGGAGGTTGTGGAATGAATGCAAAAAAAAGCCCAAATCATAGATAAGGGCTTCGGGGGATTAACAAAAATTAACGTGAGGATGTGTCCATGCAAGATAAACAAGGTCTAACCTGGAGTGATGGATATATTTCTTTAACATATTCCATGGCATCAAGGTCATTTTCAAATTGTTTATTAATAAGATACGAATCAGTGACTATCGGACGATTGGGGCAAGCACCTTTGTGTACTTCATGATAACCGCTAAAGTCGCCAGTTTTATTTACAACATAACTCATGATTAAATCCTCCTTCAAATAGTTATATTCTATTATTTTAAAACTTTTATTAGTCTAGCACAAGGAATATGACTTGAATAAAGGAGATAATAAAAAGCCCAAGCTGACCAAGCTTGAGCGAAATTGTGAATTCTAACGTTTATATTTTTATGGTCTAACAAATTATATCATACTGAGCTAGGAACTCGCTAAACTCAACTGGAGGAGAAAAAATGTCACAAGAAATTACTGTTGATTTTTCAGAACAAATCGCTAAAGCACAAACTAAAATTGATAGACTGAAAGACATGATTCATGATGTTAGAGATCAAAAGATTGTTTTAGATGATATCAAAAATAATCATATGCCTAGGGATACAAAACTTGAATTAAACTTGGGAGGAGTTTTAAAATGTTCCGTTAAGATTAATGTTGGAACGCTCATCCCTTTGTTGGAGCAAAATATCGAAGATAATACGGCTCTTATCCATGAGTTGGCTAAAGAACTTGGAATTGATATTAAATAAACAAAAAAGCCCAAGTTGACCAAATTCGAGCTTCGCATGTAAAAAATAATACTTTTTCATTTTATTTTCGGTCAGTTATATTATATCACATCTATATTAAGGAGGCTGTGAGTGAGAAAAAACAGAATAAAAGAGCTTAGAAAAGCTCAAAAAATAACACTAAAGGGGTTATCAGAGAAATTAAAAGAAAAAGGACTATCATTTAGTGACAGTCAGTTGTCTTATTATGAACAAGGAAAGCGATCTCCACGAAATGAAGATATCTGGGAGGCGTTAGCTGAAATTTTTGATGTAAGTCTCGCATACGTTATGGGCATGGAAATGGGCTTGGTAAATATTTATCCGCCTACATTATAACATATACTGAGCTAGGAACTCGCTAAACTCAACTGGAGGAGAAAATGGATAAAGTATCTACGTATGAAAGGCCTAAACGGACTAACGCTCCGATGATAAAAAGAGCAGAGAAAAAGGAGATTAATATGTTATCAGAAACTAAAATCAGAAGAAATATTGAGACAATTGAACAAAAAACATGCCGTTTAAAAAATGTAATCCATGCAATTAAAAGACAAACAGAATTAGTGGAACTATTAGAAGACAAATTGCAATCAGGGGAAATTAAAAAAACTGATAAATTTGGCGCCGAATTAACA